ATAAGGGACCTGTAGTAACACCAGTAGCTGACACAGACTATTCAATACCTAGCTAATGGCAGAAGTAACAGTACATAGTATGCCTAGTGTTTTTGTTATGGAAACACAAATGCCAGAAGGTATGGTTGAGGATTTGAATGAATATCTTGATGAATACGTTGAAGATGAAAACAGAAAGTCATTAGCTGATACTTTAGTTGGGCAAATAACACAAGGTGAACAGTTACTTATGGACAATGCTGACCCAAGATTAAAAGAATACACAGACTTTGTTTGTGGGCTAGGTGCAGATTATATCAACTTTTTTTCACAACAAACAGGCTCAAGGTTAAAAACACCTAAAGCAGTAGCTGTAGATGAAACTTGGTCAGTACACAGCTATGAAGGAGACTACAATCCTATACATGACCACGGCACTAAAACTATTATGGGTATATCCACAACTGGTTGGACAAAAGTGCCACAGCAAATATTAGACCAACCAACTGCTGGTGATGGCAATTACTCTTTATACAATGCTTCTGGTGATTGTGATGGTTATATAGCTTTTAATTACGGATTGAATCAATTAATGGACACACAAAGATTGAGACCACCTCAGTCTTTTGTTATGCAACCAGAAGTTGGAAAGTTGTTGGTTTTCCCTTCATGGTTGCAACACATGGTATATCCTTTTAAGGGAGAGGGTGAAAGAAGAACTATTGCCTCCAACCTTAATTGTTGGGATGTATCTCAAGAACCAACAAAAGAAGAAGGAGAATAATATGTTAGATACAATATTCACAATCATTCAATTAGCCCCGTGGGTTATTTCAGGAGCATCTTTAATTTGTGCTTTAACACCAACACCAAAAGATGACCAAATTATTGGTAAAGTTTATAAATTAATTGATTGGTGTGCCATCAATGTTGGCAAGGCTAAAGAAAAATGAGCTGGCTACCTAAAACATACTACAATGTAATAAAAAAATTCTGGCAAGATGTCAGAGGTGTAGAAGAAAAAACAGTTAGAGCTAGAACAGAGGAAGGAAAATTTGTTGCTGATGATAAATCAACACCAGATGTTAATGAAGCTTATAAAACTGTTGTGGTAAAAAAGAAAAAAAAATCAAAACGTAAGAAAAAATAATGGCAACAGCTAAAGATGCTTTGAACCAAATAAACTCACATGAAAAAGAGTGTGCTATACGCTATCAAAACATTGAAAAGCGTTTAGATGAAGGTTCAGAGAAATTTAAAAAGCTAGAAAACATGTTGTGGGGGGTTTATCCTTTTATAGTTGGAGCTATTGTACTAACTAAATTTATTTGACATGAGCGACAGAGAATCTTCAGGCAGATTTGGTGGTGATATGGACAGAAATGAGGTTGAAATTGACCTCAGCAAGTTTATGGAGCTACTGCAAGAACAATCAAGATTAAAAGACAGAATAAGAGAGTTAGAAGATGAAGGCACTAAAAATCCACATCAAAAATGGATATTTTTAGCCCAAGCAGTTGATTCTTGGAGAATATTTCCAAGAGCCTTTTTAACTGTGTATATATTTTTGCTTTACTACACTGTCATGTGGTTTATGGAGTTGCCTGAACCAAGTTTTGAGCAATCAGGTTTGATTTCTATTGTTGTTGGTGCTGGGGCTGCGTGGTTTGGACTGTATGCTGGCACAACAGGTTCATCTAAAAGTTTTAAAGGTGAAGATAAATAATGTATAAAAAATATTATACATTAATACTTGGATTAACATTTTTTGTTGCCAATGTTCATGCTGATGCACCTGACCAGACTGGCACAGGGTGTGCTAATGGCACACAGTATTGTGAAAATAATAATTTAAATACCACAAATACTACGACGACAAATAACACCAATTCTAACACGAACGTCAACACAAATTCTAACACGAATGTTAATACCACAACCGCTACGAATACTAATAATTCAACTTCAACTGCTACTAATTCTAATACCAACGTTAATACGACGACAGCAAGTAACACCAACGTTAACACTACAACAGCAACTTCAACAGCTACAACAAATAGCACAAACCAAAATAATAACGTTAATACTTCTACTTCAACCTCTGAATCAACAGTAAATTCAACAGTATCACAAACCGTTACTAACAATACGACGACAAATAATACCAATATATCAAGTTCAATTAGCAATAACACAAATGTTAATAAAAATGAAAGCAAGTCTGAATCAAACGTACAAACTAACAATGTAAATCAAAACAATAACAATACAGTTTCAGAAAACACAAACAGGAACATTAATCAGAGTAAATCAGAGCAGACCATCAACCAAAATATAAAAACAGAAGCACCACCAGCTTCTGCTATAGCTCCTTCAATCATGAGTTATAGCCAAGACCTTTGTACAACTGGTGTTTCAGGTGCATTTCAAGGTCAAGTATTTGGATTGTCAGGTGGCAGAACAGTTACTGATGAAAATTGTGAGAGACTCAAACTTAGCAAATACATATATGATATGGGCATGAAGGTAGCTGCTGTATCTATACTTTGCCAAGACACTAGAGTATTTCAAGCTATGGAAATGGCGGGCACGCCCTGTCCTTACATGGGCAAAATAGGTAAAGAAGCCTCAGAAGGATGGAACAATAATCCAGCACAAAGACCTGATGCAAAAGAATATAAGGCTAATTGGATAGCAAACTGCAAAAAAGGATTAAACCCTAATGACACAGGTTACAACAGAGATGTTGTAAGTGGTGTAAGAAAAGTTTTTACTAAGAAGAAAAAATCCACCAAACAGTGTAAAAAAGAATGGAACAATGCCACATAAAGATGAATGGCAAACTTGGTGTTTTGTAAGCAGTTTAATTTTATCAATAATTTTTTCATTAGGTGTTAATCAACTAAAAGCTGAGTATATTTATGAAGCTAATCAACCTTTATATCATCTACAAACAAATGCTAATAATTTTGAAGGAGAGTTGGCTTATTCAGTTTCAGATGATGGGGTTTCTCCAGCAATAGATTTATCATTTAATTTTACTTTTTATGGACAAACTTTTAGTCAAGCTAGGATGGCAACTAATGGTTGCTTACATTTTAAAACTACTGGTTCTTATTGTAATGATTACACACCAGACCCATTAACAGGACAGCATACTTATACTTTATACCCTTTTTGGACAGATTTAATTAGAGACAACAACTCAAGGCTTAAATCTTGGGGTGATTCTTCTAAAATGATTTTTGGTTGGTATGACCTTAGAGAATACAACAGAAGCAACACAGACAATAGTTTTGAGGTAATTCTTTGGTCAAATAATACATTTGAATATAGATATAGTGGCTTAAATGTAATTAACCATGATGTACTAATTGGAGAAATAGGCAGTGGAACATCAGAAAGTTATACTTATTTGTACCATGATGAATGTAGCACAGGCACAACTAATTCTAGTTCATGTGTAAACACTAATTGGAATAACACCACATTTAACACATTGTTAGAAAATGGTGGCAGTTTATATGGAGAAGGTTCAGGTAATGCTATAGATTGTAGCAATCCTCTAAACAATGAATCTTGCTCAGGTTATGCAACAGCCTATTTAACTCAACAATGTAATTTAGATTCACTGTATAGTCAGTCTTGTCCATACTATTGGTCAGCTTATGATGACCAACAGTGTGATGAAGACCCACAATATGCACCCTTTTGTGCTGGATATACACAAGAAGCATCAGTAGCTTATTTTGTAGAAGATAACTTTGATTATGGTTATCAAGATGACATGCAAGATGGTAACTTTAACTTTAATGATGACTTTGGGTATGAAGAAGATGTTTTTTCTTACATAGAAGAATTTGAATCAAACGAACAACCATTAATATTTGAGTTTGAGGAAGGTTTGATAGAATTTGATTTTGAAGAAACTTTTGCTGGAGACTTTGACCCATTACCAGATTTCAACGTAATAGATGATGTTTTTGATATACAGCTATTTGAAGAGCCACAGCATTTGTTTTCTTATAACGAATTTGACAGAAATGATGTAATTACAATCAATCCAAGTGAAGAGCTTATAGAAGAATTTATTTTACAAGAAACAGTTTTAGTTGAAGATTTTGAACAGATTAACACATTTATAGAATTTGAAAGCATTGAAGAATTAAATGAATGGTTTGAAGAAGAAGTAAGAGAAGAGTTAGCAGAAGAAAGTAGAGAAGAACAAGCAGAAGAAGAAATATATGCTGAAGAAGAAGTTTTTGAAGAAGAAGTAGTAGAAGAAGTGTTTGAAGAAATAGAAGAACAGTTTGCAGAAGAAACTATAGCTACAGAAGAAAGAGAAGAAGAAGTTATTGAAGAAGAACTAGAGTTAGTTGCAGAAGAAACAACATCAAGTAGTGGTATAACTTCTACTATGATAAATGTTGTAAATCAATCTATAAGAACAGCATCTAACAGCAATGCTTCTAGCAGTTCTTCTTCAGGATATTCAGGTGGAAACAACAATAGTAATGGCACTGGCAGTATGAATAGTGGAGCTGTAAATTCTTCTGTTACAGGTGGTGGTATTAGCACTAGCAGTTCACCCAGCATGTCTGACCAGATAGCTTCTGCCAATGTTCAAACAAATACTATACTTTCTTTAAGTCAAGATACTAGCAGTATGTCAGGAGGCAGTTCACAAACAGTTAGTAGTGTTTCTACAGTTATAACACCCATGCCAACATTTGATAACAACCCACAAGTTGTTATGGCAGATGTACAAGTACAAAACATGCAAGGTGAAATAGATACAGCAGTGTCAGGTGTTATGACAGCAAGTGAAGCAGACCAAATTGCAGAAGAAATTGTTGCTAACAACATTAAAGAACAACAAGAACAAGCAGAAACAGAACAACAAGAGACTGGTCAATATGCAGACCAATCAACATTAATAGCTTATTTAGGTTATGTGCCAGCTTTTGAAGTGTATAAAACTTTTGAAATACCAAAACAAGAAACTTGGTATCAGCCTAAAGATATTTATAATGATATAAATATAAGTGATAATATAAGTGGATTTTATAGTTTAGCCAGTAACAATATAAATTTGCTGAATGATATGATAGAACAACAACCTAATTTATAGGAGAAAAATATGGATTGGTTTCAAAACAAAACAACACAACTAATAGCTTTAGTATCTATTGTAGGCACTTTGGCTGGTTTTGGTTATACAGGAGCTACTTATGTAAATAGGTTAGAAAATCTTGAAGCTAAAATAGGTGGTTTAGGTGAGACAGAAGATGCCCAACAGGCTATTGAGGAGCGTTTTGCTAGTATAGAAACTCAAGTTGAGTATTTAGAAAAACAAATAAACAGTATAAAAATACCTGATAATAGCAACATGCAAGCCTCTATTGCTTCTTTAACAAGTGATGTTGAAAGAATTTGGATTGAATTAGACAAGCTAGAAGACAGTAAAAATCCTTTAGCTAATTAATTATGAAATTATCATTAATACTGGGTGGGCTACTTATAGTTTCTGTAGCTGGTTCAGCATGGTATATTGACTATCAAGCAGACCAAATTAGCACACTAAAAGGCAACCAAATAGTGCTTGAGACACAAATACAAGAGCAAAATGAAGCAATAGAAAGACACCTAAAACAAGCCCAACAACAACAACAACAAATGAATACAATGGCTGAAGAAAACAGAAAAGCTATGGAAAATGTAAATAGGTTGAGAAAAACTTTTGCTAATTTAGATTTAGATGAATCAGCACTAGCAAACCCAGAAGATTTACAAAATAGAATCAATAAAGCATCAGCAAGAGTGATGACCACTTTAGAAGAATTAAGTAACCCAAACCAGTTTGATGAAACATCTAGCAGTAATTAGTATAGCTATATTTATGGCAAGTTGCTCATTAATGCAACAAGCAGTTAAGCCAGTAGAGGTAAGGACTATAGCTGAAAGACCACCTATCTATCACCCACCTTTACCCTATCCCATGAGTTTATCTAATGTTGATTGGGAAGTTATGACTCCAGAAAAAATGAAGATTTATTTACAAAATCTTGAAGATGGCAATGCTCCTAACCGTGCATACTATTCATTATCAAGTAAAGAATATGAAAATTTAAGCATGGATATGGCAGAAATAACTAGATATACAAAAGATATATTGTCTATCATCAAATATTATAGAGAGTTAGATAAACCACAGGAAGATGAAAATGAGTAGCTCACCAGATGAGTTTGTTTACAGAGCTACATTAGACCGTATAGTAGATGGAGACACATTTGATTGTATTTTGGACTTAGGCTTTGATGTAAAATTACACAAACAAAGAGTACGTTTAGCTGGCATTGACACTCCAGAAAGTCGTACTAGAAATTTAGCTGAAAAGGCACTTGGACTAAAGGCAAAAGAAAGACTTAAAGAACTTTGTGTTGGTACTTTTAAAGTTAAATCACTTGGTAAAGGCAAATATGGTAGGATTCTTGGAATACCTTATACAGAAAATGGTGAGGATATTTGCCAAAAGCTTATATCTGAAGGACATGCTGTTGAATATCAAGGCGGCAAAAAAACAAAAATATGGGGATAATAAAATGCAAATATCACAAGAAGGACTGGCACTAATTAAATTTTTTGAAGGCTGTGAGCTTGAGGCATACAAGTGTCCAGCTGGTGTTTGGACAATAGGTTACGGACACACAAAAGATGTCAAAGAAGGTGACAGAATAAACAAAGATGAAGCCAATCACTTGTTAGAAGAAGAAATGATTGAGTATGAAAGTTATGTAGATGACATGGTTGAGGTAGAGCTCAATCAAAGTCAATATGATGCTCTTTGTGCATGGGTTTACAATTTAGGACCATCAAATTTTGGCAGTTCTACGCTTCTTAAAGTTTTAAATGAAGGCAAATATGATGAAGTTCCACAACAAATTAAAAGATGGAACAAGGCTAATGGTGAAGTATTGACTGGTTTAATAAGGCGTAGAGAGGCAGAAGCATTACTTTTTCAAGGTAAAGAATGGCATGAGGTTTAGCTACTTAGATAAATACTCTATACTAACCATAGACACTTTGTGTTTAGGGTTGAGTAGCTACTATGTCACTACCTAGTTACTCAGCCTGACTAAGACATGGAAGATGTATCTTTAAAAGATTTTGATATTTTGTCTGAACAAGACAAAGCAGAAGCAACAGCTCTGTTGGCTCGCTATGACCAACTAGACAAACAAGATGTTTGTCAAAATGACTTCATGGGTTTTGTAAAACACATGTGGGGTGATGATTTTATAGAAGGCAGACATCACAGAATAATTGCAGACAAATTTAACAGAATTGCACAAGGCAAATTGAAACGTTTAATTGTTTGTTTGCCTCCAAGACATTCTAAATCAGAATTTGCATCAACTTACTTTCCAGCATGGATGATGGGTTTAAATGGTGCTTTGAAAATAATACAGTGTACGCACACAGCAGAATTAGCTGTACGATTTGGTAGAAAAGTAAGAAATCTTATAGACAGTGATGATTTTAAAACTATCTTTCCTAATTTAAGCCTACAAGCAGACAACAAAAGTGCTGGCAGATGGACAACAAACCAAGAAGGTGAGTCTTTCTATGCTGGTGTGGGTGGAGCTATAACAGGTCGTGGTGCTGATTTGTTGATTATTGATGACCCACATTCAGAACAAGATGCTTTGTCTCCAAAATCTTTAGAATCAGCTTATGAGTGGTACACATCAGGACCAAGACAAAGACTTCAGCCCGGTGGCACTATAGTTATAGTTATGACTAGGTGGAGTACCAAAGACTTGGTTGGTAAGGTTTTAAAAAAACAAGGTGATGATAATGCTGACCAGTGGGAAATAGTAGAGTTTCCAGCCATTTTGCCAGATACAGAAAACCCACTGTGGGGTGAATATTGGAAAAAAGAAGAACTTTTATCAGTAAAAGCATCTTTACCAATATCTAAATGGAACGCACAATGGATGCAAAATCCAACAGCAGAAGAAGGCTCTATAGTTAAAAGAGAGTGGTGGCAACAATGGAAACATGATGATATTCCAGACTATAGTTATGTAATACAAAGCTATGATACTGCTTTTTCTAAAAAAGAAACTGCTGACTATTCAGCCATAACCACATGGGCTATTTTTGAAAATATTGATGGTGTTGAACAGATTATTTTATTAGATGCAAAAAGATATAGAGTTGATTTTCCTGAGCTCAAAAGAATAGCCTTTGATGAATATAAGTATTGGGAACCGGATTGTGTGCTTATTGAAGCTAAAGCATCTGGAACACCACTTACACAAGAGCTAAGAAGAATGGGCATACCAGTCACAGCTTATTCACCCAGCAGAGGACAAGATAAAATAGCAAGAATGAACAGTGTAGCTCCAATTTTTGAATCAGGCATGGTGTGGGCTCCGGATGAAGACTTTGCCGATGAAGTAAGAGAAGAATTAGCAGCATTTCCATTTGGAGATAATGATGACTTTTGTGATAGTACAACTATGGCATTAATGAGATTTAGACAAGGTGGTTTTTTGTCTTTGAAAGAGGACTACCAAGAAGAGGCAAGATTTATGTCAAAAAATAGAACAGTTTATTATTGATGAAAATTTTTTTTACAACATTTATTTTTGATGGTGTTGAGTATGAAGGACCAGTCATTTTTGCAAACAACACAGAAGAAGCTACTTTGATGGCTGAAGCTAATGGTTTAGAAATAGAAAGTGAAGTAGAAGATTTTACATCTATTGATGACTTATCAAGCCTAAGAGTGCTACACTAAAGGTTATGGCAGTAGATAAAATGTTAGGAACTGAAAATGACCCTGATGTTATGGAGCAAGGTTCAGCTGTTACAGTTGTACAAGAACCAACAAGAGAAGAGCTTATTTCAGATGCAGCTCAAATTTTAGTAAGTGAAAATGAGGTTTTGGTGGGTGATGAGCTTACAGAAGAGCCAATGCCACAAATGGATTTTAATTCCAACTTAGTTGAGTTTATAGCAGAAGATGTTTTGCAAAAGTTAGCATCAGATTTAATGAGCTCTATTCAAAGTGATAAACAATCAAGAAGTGAGTGGGAAAAAACTTACAAAGAAGGTCTTGAGTATTTAGGCATGAAATTTGATGATTCTAGGTCACAACCCTTTGAAGGTAGCTCAGGTGTTATTCACCCAATATTGGCAGAAGCAGTAACTCAATTCCAAGCTCAGGCTTACAAGGAGATGTTACCAGCAAAAGGACCAGTAAAAACAGAAATTGTTGGAGCTAGAACTATAGAAACAGAAAATCAAGCTGAAAGAGTACAAGAGTTCATGAACTATTACATTATGAATGTAATGAAAGAATATGACCCAGAACTAGATATGTTGTTGTTTTATTTACCATTAGCTGGTTCTGCTTTCAAAAAAGTGTATTTTGATTTTGTTACAAACAAAGCTGTGTCTAAGTTTATACCACCAGAAGATTTAATAGTTCCTTATGAAGCAAGTGACATGTCATCAGCAGAAAGAATTACACATGCTATAAGCATGTCTCTCAATGAAGTTAAAAAACAACAAATTACAGGTTTTTATGCAAATGTTGAAATACCTGAAAATAGTTATACAGAAGATAATACTGATATAGAAGAAACTATTGATGACATACAAGGCATTGCACCAAGCTACAAAGAAGACAGAAACAGAACCATATATGAGATACACACTGTTTTAGACATAGAAGGTTTTGAAGACTTAGATGCAAATGGTATGCCTACAGGTTTAAAATTGCCTTACATAATTACAATAGATGAAGATACAGAAACTGTACTAGCTATAAGAAGAAATTATTTAGAACAAGACCCTCTTAAAAACAAAATTAATTATTTTGTTCAATACAAGTTTTTACCGGGTCTTGGATTCTATGGTTTAGGTCTATCACACATGATTGGTGGATTGTCTAAAGCCTCAACATCAATACTTAGACAGTTGATAGATGCTGGAACTTTAGCTAATTTACCAGCTGGTTTTAAAGCTAGAGGCATGAGAATAAGAGATGAAGATGAGCCTTTACAACCCGGTGAATTTAGAGATATAGACACCACAGGTGGCTCTCTTAGAGAAAATCTTATACCTTTACCAGTCAAAGAACCAAGCAATGTGCTTATGCAATTACTTGGATTGTTGGTTGATTCAGGAAAAAGATTCGCTGCTATAGCTGACATGAATGTTGGTGATATGAACCAAGCAATGCCAGTAGGCACTACAGTAGCTTTACTTGAAAGAGGCACTAAAGTTATGAGTGCTATACATAAAAGACTACATTATGCTCAAAAAATAGAATTTGATTTACTTGCTAGAGTTTTTGCAGAATATTTACCACCTTCTTATCCTTTCACAAATGGCACAGCACCAAATGAAATAAAACAACAAGATTTTGATGGCAGAATAGACATAGTGCCTGTATCTGACCCAAACATATTCTCACAAAGCCAAAGAGTTACATTAGCACAAGAATTATTACAAATGGTGCTTTCAAATCCTGAAATACATGGACAACAAGGCATGTATGAGGCTTACAGAAGGATGTACTCTGCATTAGGTATAGACAATGTAGAATCATTGATACCACCACCACCTGACATGACACCTCAGCCTATTGATGCTGGTTCAGAAAACAGCAGTTTAATGTTAGGTATGCCAGCACAGGCTTTTGAAGGACAAAATCATGAAGCACATTTAGAAACACATAAAAGTTTGTTTTTGACACAAGTTGTTAAAGATAACCCACAGATACAATCAATTATAATTAGTCATTGTATGCAACATTTACAGTTTTTATCAGCACAACTTGCAAGTCAACAAATTCCACAAGAAATTCAGTTGCAATTACAAGAAACACAAGCTCAAATGCAACAAATGTCACCTGATGAAGCTATGCAAGTGCAACAACAAATTCAAATGACACTTGACCAATACAGTGCACCTATTATGGCTCAATTAACAGCTGAGTTTTTACAGTCTATAGGTCAAGGACAAAGCAGTGACCCATTGGTTGACATAAGAAAATCAGAGCTAGAATTAAAAGATAAAGAGTTAGATATACAAGCTGAACAGTTTATGCAAAAACAAAATCAGAGAGCACAAGAAAAAATGCAAGAAAATAGTTTGCAAAAAGATAGGATAAATGTGCAAAAAGATATAGCAGATGATAAACTAGATGTAGCTATGGACAGATTAAAACAAAATGCTGAACTCAAGCTACTAGAATTAGGTGCAAAACAGAGGAATTAATTATGACAACTTCATTCAAAACAAAAGCAGTTGCAGAATTGCGTGAAGCCAAAAAATTAGAAAGAGAAAAAGAAGCCCTAGCAAATGCTGAAGCTGAACAGATGCGTGAAGCTAAAGCCAAAGCAAGTGCTGAAAGAATAGCAAAGAAATTAAAAAGAATTGCAAAAAGTGAAGAACCTACACTTACAGAAGAAGTTGTAGAAAAAGTGGTTGAAAAACCAAAAACAAAAGCAAAAGCAAAAGCTACTGGCAAAAAAAGAGGTAGACCACCAAAGGCTAAAAAATAATGCCTGATGAAATTGAAGTAATAGATGCCCTTAAAAAAATTATATCAACTAGGAGGTCACAAATATCTGAAACTATGATGTCAGGTGGTTTGAAAGACATGGAACATTATAAATATTTGCAAGGAGAGTTATCTGCACTATACTATATGGAAACAGAATTACAGAATATGTTTAAAAGAAGTTAAATGGCACAACTAAAATCTACAAATGACATAGTGGCTGAAGCTTATATTAAAGAAGAAGCTAGGGTATTAGACCCAACTTTGTTAGAAAAATCAGCTTTGGATAGGATGCCACAACCTACAGGTTATCGCATGTTGGTGCTTCCTTATGCTGGCAAAGCACAAACTAAAGGTGGCATACATTTAGCACAGAGCACAGTAGACAGAGAGGCTTTAGCTACTGTAGTTGCTTATGTGGTTAAACAAGGTCCTGAGTGCTATAAAGACAAAAAAAGATTTACTGGAAAAGCTTGGTGTGAAGAAAAACAATGGGTTTTAATAGGGCGTTACTCTGGCTCTAGGTTTAAACTTGAGGATGGTGCAGAGGTCAGAATCATCAATGATGATGAGGTTATAGCCACAATTCTCAATCCTGATGACATAGTGAGTTTATGATGAATGAACAAGAAAATGCACAACAAACACAGCCAGAAGCTGAAGATGTTGAAGTAGAGGTAGTAGAACAGGAAGTTGTAGAATCTAGCCCAGATGATGAGTTAGAAAATTACACCAAATCTGTATCTAAAAGAATTAACAAGCTTAATGAACGTAACAGACAGGCTGAAGAAAAAGCAGCCAGACTGGAACAAATGCTGGTTCAAAAACAACAAGAAACAGCACACCTAAACCAAGAAAGGTTGCAGACTCAACAAAATTTGTTAGCTAAAGAAAAAGAAGCTATTGAAGCTAAAGAAATGCAAGCCAATGATTTGTACAAAAGAGCTGTAGATTCTGGAGATGCTGATTTAATGTCCAAAGCTGACACTTTAAAAAGTGATTTGAGCATACAAAAAGAAAAAGTTAGAGCACAAGAAGAAGCTCAACAGCAAAATTTTCAAAATCCACAACCAGTACAACAAGAACAATATCAAAATTATCAACAACCACAACAGGTTGCACCTGACCCAAGCCCACAAGCTAAAGGTTGGCATGAAAAAAACCAATGGTATGGTGATAATAGTAGTGATGAAAATGTGCAAGCAACACAATTTGCTTACTTTACACACTACAATCTAGTTAATGAAGGTTATGAAGCTGACTCAGATGAATATTATAGTGAGCTGAATGACAGAGTTTATAAAGTTTATCCTGATTTACAGGCTAATGAAGACGTGAAAAATGAAGGCAGACCCGCTGTGCAAAGAGTCACTTCAACTTCTGTAGGAAGTCGTCAAAAAACACAAGGCAAGAAGAACGGAGTGACTTTTTCTAAATCAGAAGTTGAACGTCTCAGAGGATTAAAACCACACAATATGTCTGAAGAGGCATGGTTGAAATCTGTTGCTAAAGAGAAACAAAAAATTTCACAAAGAGAGGCAAAATAAAATGACTAATGAAATAGAACAAGAAGCTACTACCAGACAAACCCGTGAATCCGAGTCTCACGCTAAAGAATCTCGTAGAACCCCGTGGAGACCAGTAAGAAAACTAGAAACACCTCCAGCACCTGAAGGATATGAATATCGTTGGATAAGAGAATCAATGATGGGGCAAGAGGATAGAGCAAATGTAAGTAGAAGGCTTAGGGAAGGTTGGGAGCTTGTAAAAGGTTCTGATTTACCAGAAGATTTCAACTTGCCTACTATGGATTCTGGCAGACATACTGGTGTTGTTTATAACGAAGGACTACTCTTAGCGAAGATACCACTTGAAACCATAGCTGAACGTAATGCTTATTACTCAGGCAAAAACCAACAAGCAAAAGAAGCTTTAGACAATAATATGTTTAATGAATCTGCTAAAGATGGTAGGTATGTCAAGTATGATTCACAAAGAAAGTCCAACGTCACTTTTGGTAAAAAGTGACAATCATAAATTAATAGGTAAAAATTATGGCTAATAAAGATGCCCCTTTTGGATTAAAACCTGTTCGTATGATGGGCGGTGCACCTTACTCTGGAGGACAATCCAGATATAGGATAGCAAGTGGAGCTACCACACCAATATATCAAGGAGACTTGGTTACGCAGTTGACTGCTGGTGTTCTCGGTAGACATGCTGCCACTGGTACTGTTCCTATTGTTGGAGTGTTTAATGGAGTTAGTTACACTGACCCCACCACAGGCGAACAAGTTTTTAAAAATTACTATCCCGGAAGCATAGCTGCTTCTGATATAGTAGCCAATGTGATTGATGATGCTAATGTTGTTTTTGAAGTACAAGCAGATGACACTTTCCCTGTTGCTGACTTGTTTGGAAATTTTGACATAGTAGACAACTCTCCTGTTGGTGATACTTCTTCAGGCATATCTAATTCAGAGGTTGATGTAACTACTGGTGCTACAACAGCTACTCTTCCTTTGAAAGTAATAGATATTTCAGAAGACCCTGATAACGATGATGTAGCAACAGCTAACACCAATGTTCTATGTGTGATTCAAAACCACATCATGGGTCAAAAAGGTGCTGGTTTAGCATAAGGAGTTAATAATGGCAATATCAAGAGCTCAACTCGCTAAAGAGTTAGAACCCGGATTAAACAGTCTTTTTGGCTTATCTTATGATGAGTATGACAGGGAGTACGAAGACATCTTCTCTATAGAAGATTCAAACCGTGCTTTTGAAGAAGAAGTGTTAATCACTGGATTTGGTTCAGCACCCACAAAAACTGAAGGTCAAGGCGTAAGTTTTGACAATGCTACTGAAAGTTACAGTGCACGTTATACCCACGATACAGTGGCTTTAGCGTTTGCTTTAACAGAAGAAGCAGTTGAAGATAACCTTTACGATTCTTTAGGAAAACGTTATGTCAAGGCATTAGCTAAGTCTATGGCGAATACTAAAGAAGTTAAAGGTGCTGATGTGTTAAACAATGCTTTCTCTTCCAGCTTTACTGGTGGAGATGGTAAGTCTTTGATTGCAACAGACCACCCACTATCTGGTGGTGGTTCAGCTGCAAACAGAGCAACATCAATGGCAGACCTTAATGAAACTTCATTAGAAGATGCTTTAATTGACATCAGTGGATTCACAGATGACAGAGGGTTGACTATATCTGTTCAAGCTTCAAAAATGATAGTTCCTAGTGAACTGGTTTTTGTTGCTGAAAGAATATTAAATTCTCAGTTAAGAAGTGGAACTTCAGACAATGACTTAAATGCTGTAAGAAGCACAGGGGTACTACCCGGTGGTTATTCAGTTAATCATTATCTGACTGACCCAGATGCTTTCTTCATCTTGACATCAGTTACTGAACAAGGTGATGGACTTAAAATGTTCCAAAGAAGTGGAATGGAAACTTCTATGGAACCGGACTTTTCAACAGGTAACATTAGATATAAAGCTAGAGAGCGTTATTCTTTTGGTTTCTCTGATTGGAGAGGCATTTATGGTTCACAAGGTGCATAACTCGAACGATTAGAAATAGCGTTTATAACTCAACTATTTCAGAAAAAGGGCAACTTAGGTTGCCTTTTTTTTTGTTATTTTCTTTATGCAAATACTTG